GCCATCTAGAGCGGTTCGACTCCGCTCGCAACCTCCAAATACTGAAATAAGCCGATGTAGCTCAGTTGGTAGAGCAACTGATTCGTAATCAGTAGGTCGTGCGTTCGACTCGCATCATTGGCTCCAGTAAAATCAAGCCCTGACAGCCTTTTGGTCGTCGGGGCTTTTTTGCTCATGTAGTAAATTTGCAGTAAGAAATGAAGAATTACTCGCATAGCCAGATAAATGATTTGTCGAAAGATGAGCATACCGTCGCACCATCTCAATATCAGACCATCCACCTAACTCCTGTAATACATGAACAGGTGTACCATTTTGAATGTGCCAGCTCGCCCAAGTGTGACGTAAATCATGCCAGCGAAAATCTTTAATATCCGCCCGTTTTAAAGCATTGCGCCATGCAGTGTTGTTCGCCCACTCAACGGGCTTCCCTTTGTAGGTAAAAACAAACGTTTCGTTTTTACCTATTTGGGCGCGAACAACCGCCAACGCATCGTCATTAAGTGGCACAGCAATCGCCTTATTACCTTTGGCTTGGTCAGCGTAAATCCACGCACAACGGCGCAGTAAATCAACCTGTTCCCATTCGAGCCTCGTCACATTGCTGGAGCGCAACCCTGTTGCTAATGTAAATCGTGCCATTGCTGCAAGGTGGTCTGGCAATTCAGCAATCAGCGTTACCGCTTCCGCTTGAGTTAGCCATCGAACTCGTGCTTGCGCCTCTGGCAATAATCGAATGTGAGGGGCTTTATCTATCCACTCCCACTCTTTAACCGCCCGATTTAGAACTGAACGTAACAGAGCTAACATTCGGTTCACCGTAGCGTTGGTTACGCCTGTCGCCATTTTTGCCTGCTTGATTTCCTCGACTCGTGCTTTTGTGATAGCATCCAGCTCTATATCAAACAGGTAATCATGTAACCAATTTAAATTTCGCTTATCGTCAATTAAGCTGCGTTTATGCGACTGTTCTGTTAACCACCTAACAGTCGCTTCTTGCCATACATGCCTTGGCTTGTTGCCCAGATTTTTAATACGCCAAGCCTCGGTTTTCAATTGGTCATGAAGCTCTTGAGCTTCTTGTTTTATTTGCGTCCCAGCAGCTTTTTGTATTCGTCGTCCGTCTGGTGTGACGAACTGAATAATCCAATATTTGCCGCGTTTGTAGATTGACATTGTTTCTTACCTCCGTCGATTACACGCAGCTCTCGCCCGTGCTGAGTATAGCGTCCACTCACATAGTCTGCTAGATGTTCCTGTATGAACACCCACCGTTTTCCAACCCTACTCGCTGGAACATCTCCTCGTTTTGCCTTGCGACGTAACACCTCAGCGTTCATTTTAAGAAATGCCGCCGCTTCAATTAGGTCAAATGAAATCATTTCGTTACCCCACCAAATTTGCGTTGGATTGCATTACCACGCTATTCACATCAAACGTATTACCGTGATTGCAAAAATCGACAAATTGCCGTGATAACTGGCTCACCGCATAAGAAATCTCCGCCCATTCGTTAATCAGCTCGACAGGCACATTGCCGCTTTCGTCTGCCAGATACAACGCGCCTTTAATATCGTGAATGGCTTCAACAATTTTGCTGATGCTATCTTGGTGCTGCTTAATGACCCCATTTTCGTGATTCAATAAATCGCGGGATTGTTTCAAATCCGCTTCCTGTTTTTGCAAACTCTCGATGCGATATTCCAGCTGGTCAATTTCAATTTTTTTCGCGTTCAAGTCTTTGGTCACGCCGTCTTTGATGGCTTTTGCCTGCTCTTTTTTGAGCTTTTCAAGTGCGTCTTGAGCATCCAGTGCTTTGCGTTCGGCTTGCTGAATGGCGTTGGAATTTTCGAGAATTAAATTCGCCCGCTCGGTTGCCAATTGTTCGCTTACACCCGCCGTAATTTGCGCGGCAATGGAATTACGCAAATCATCACTTTGTTGCTTGACGGCGTTCAGCGTTATTTGCTTGAAGTCGAGTTTTTTAGTCGTTTCAATCAGGCTGATTTGCAAGGTGTCATTTTTTAATTTCCATTCATTTGCCACATCTTCAACATACTTCGCGCCGATTTTTTTGCCTTCGGCTAAAGCACGAGCGATGGCTTCTTGCCAAACTTCAGGCTTCGCTTCATCGGGAATTGACGTTAATGGGCGAAGTTGCGATTCGGGAATTTGCAATCCGCCAATTGGCGGAAGGAAACTTTCAATTCGTGCAGCAGTCGCTAATCTGTCCAATTGGCTGAGGCTGTAATTCCACTCCTTTTCGCCATACTCTGCCCAACTTGAGAAACCCAATGCCCGCCACCCTTTGCGGTCACGCATTTCCAGTAACATCGAGCGCATCACGCTTTCGAGCGATTTAAGTTCAGTGTGTTTTGTTCTGGCTTCTTCTGGTGTCATATCTGGCAAAAACTGTATGTCATGGCTCATGTTCAGCTCCTGATAATGTCGTATTGTTGTTTGTTCAATCGGATTAAATCCGTGATGCGTTGACGAATTTCGATGCGGGGCAATTGTTGTTTTTTGCCGTTATCGATAATTTGATTGATGCTGGTTTCAATGCCAATAACCGCGCTTAACATTTCGTCGCTCATTTCCTTAATGGGACAGCCAAACGCTTTTTTGATTTCGCTGCTGATAAAAATAGCAAAGCCATTGGGGCTTGATGACGCAACACCATCGCTGCCGACATACGCGGCAAATTCAGTGATTTTAGCTTTGCGTTCCAGGTTGGCGCGGCGTGACAAATACCGCACCACACCTTCTTTTTCGATTTGTTGCAGGGCTTTTTGTTCTGCACTGATGACTGTAATTTCTTTTTTGCTCATTATTTTTCTCCGTCGATGACCGCCCACCCAATGCTGAATAGGCGGTCTGTGGATGGTTAGGCTTGTTTGATTTCGTCTTGGCGATTGCCAACCAGCTCTTTCAAATCCGCTTTTACTTTTGGTGGCATTTCGTTGAGTAACGCCGCAATGTCACCGACGGTTTGACAGTTTTCAATTTTTACAATCCATGTGGCGTAAGGGTCTGGCGGCGTAGCATCAACAAATTCGAGTTCGACTGGCGGAGCAGATTCGGGTTGGTAATAAGTGGGTTCTGGATTGTCGCCAATCAAATCCTCAACGCTACGTGACTTTACGGCGGGTTTTTCAAACCACTCGTCTGCGGTACTCATGCCATCTCGAATGCTGGCGTAAATTTTTCGCAAATTAGCCACCTGCGCGGGTTGCACTGCATCCATCCTGCGTTGGATTCGCAGTTCAATTTGTTCTTTGCTCACACCAAAGGCTTCAAAGGCTTCAACCAAACGCTTGATGGCTTCATGCGTGACATCAGCGGTGGTGACCAATGTTCGCTCACACTGTGCTACCGCTGCCTCGGTTACGTCGCTGGGGATAATTGCCAAGATGCAGCCGCGTAATCGCCGTGCGCCTTGATTTGCCACCATCTCGTAAATGTCACGCGGGTCGGTGAGTTTTTTAACGCCTTTTCGCGTGTGCAGCTCATGGGCAACATGAAACGTCACTTCACGGCGGGTGTTGGTTTCAACGTCCCAAGCAAACGCCTGTACCGTGCTTTCGCCACTGCGTTGTTCAAGTTCTCGAATGCCAAATTGGATGTTGCCCCACTGTTGAGCAATCGCTTCAGCGAGCCTTATTGACGCGCCCGACACATTTGCACCGCCTCTGGCGAATTGGTAGACCGCGCTTTCGGCGAGTGATTGCCGTGTGCAGGCGTTTAAAATTCTGTCCATCGCCCCGCGTTGATTACGCGGATTCATACTGGCAATCATCATCGCCGCTTGGACTTCCGCAACGGCACGATTTTGGTCTGTCTGCGCCATCGGACTTAAATTCGATGCGGTAGTTGGGAATTGATTTAAGCTCATGATGTTCTCCTTAGTTTGTTTGTGAAAACGCCCATGTGGGCAATGGTTTTAAGGTTTCGATGTTGTTGGAATAACCTGCGTACTCGCCCGTTTTCAAACAGCGGCGGTAAATCGCCAATGCCCGTTGATACTCGCGCCGTCCGCGTTCAATGTCCTCGTCGCAAAGTTCATAAATGCCGACCAAATACGGTGCGGTTTTTTCGACCGCGATAAAAATGAAGCTGTTCGCATCCATTCCCGCCGCATTAGCGCAATCCAAGTACCAAGCCGCCTGCATGGCGTATTGATATTTGGCGACCGCTTTGTGAAAACCGTCTGGGCTGGCATCTTCAGTCGTTTTCAAATCGGCGATAATGCCTTTGCGATACCAGTCCAGCTTTGCCTTTGCTCCAATGCCTTCAATTTCGGTGTAAATTTCGAGTTCAGCCATGCCGAATTTGAGAATCGTTGCCGCCGAGCCGTGGGTTCTGACCGCTTCCGACATCTTGCGGATTTGTTCAAACTCGTCACTGCCTAAAATCACCCTTCCTTCGGCTTCTAACGCTGCCCATTCCTCTTTGCCCGCATTGGTTCGTTTGTTGATGCCGCTCGGTGCGACGGCGTAGTTTTTGGTGAATTCAACGGGTTCAAGCGTCAAGGTGTGAACCGCTGTACCGATTTGCATCGCTTTGGTTTCAATTCGCGGCGAAGTCTGCGCGTGTTTAAAATGCGCGGGCGATTGCAGCAATAGCTTCATCCCTGAACAGTTCATTTCTGGGCGGTCGAAATAACCGACGGCGGTTGGGTTTGCTGCGAGTTTTTCTAATACGTTCATTTGTTTGCCTTCATTGCAAAAGTGATTTTTCTTTTTAGCTGCTGGTGCTTCGACCACGCTATCTGATTGCTGTGTAGCCCTGAAAAGTAGGCGATGGCAGCTAACTCTAAAAAAATGATAAATGTCATGATGACCATGTCGATTCCTAAAAAATGCGCGGCGGTTAAACCGCGCCAAGTGTGGCGTTGCCGCCGAGGACACCCCTTTAGGAGTTGTGTTTAGTCGAAATACGCATCATCAAGCCATGCTTTTTCAAACAGTTTGTTAAAACGTCTGGCTTGTTGTTTTTTCTGTTTCTGTGACATAATTCGCCCTGTATTTTTTAAATATGTTTTTGTTGAAGCCCGCACTGTGCAACCAGTTGTGGGCTTTTTCGTTTCAATCGTGCCGTTCATATCGGTTAATCCTCCCGCTCAAAAATGAGCGCACCAAATCCGAATCTAGTCGGCGTGTTAATTTCAACTGCGCGGCGTGTTTGTTAAACCATGCGTCAATCTCCTTTTCTGGGTACGTTAAAACCGCTCGTTTCATGCCCTCCACCCGTTGCACGTTGCTGGCGGGGAAGTCGGGGAATTGTGCGATGTAGTGATACACACTGGATTCGTGTGTGTTGTGCCGATGGGCGATTTGCATCCGCGACAAATAGCCGCTGTTGATTTCTGCCATGTTTAAATCCCTCCTCGTAGAAGTTTTTTGATTGCTGAAATAGCCGTCCGCCTGATTTCGGGGTCGGCATCTGGTTTGGGTAACGCTTTCATTTCGTTACCTGCTTTACATCGGGCTTGAAATGCCCGTTGTTCTTTGGTCAACCCATCGCCGCAGTAAGCTAAAAATTGCGGCAATCGCGGCACATACGGCGAACCGCTTTGCTTGCACATCTCAATGCCCTGTGCGATTTGCGGCATGGTTAGTTTTTTAATCTCCATAATCCATTGCCCGTTGGGTTGTTCGCTATATTCGTTCGTCCATTGCGAGCCGTAAATTTCTGCCATCGCTGACCACAAATAAGCGATTAGCTGGTTATCAATCTCGGTTGTGTTCGAGATAGTCAGATTCACTTCCACCTGCGCCGACGGCAAATTCACCGATGCCTGCGGCTTTTCTGACTCGTTCGGCAGGGGATAGTTTTTTAGGTGGTTGCCGATGTGTTCCATTATTGCCTCCTGTGTTAGGTGTATTTTTGTACGTTTCAAATTGCTTTCTCATGCCTCCCTTTGGTGAGCAATACGCGCTCAAAAAATCTTCTTCTGAATTCGTACATTTCACCCAGTAAGAATCCGTACATGCCCACTCGAAAACTTCACGGTGTAATGCGTTCAGTTTTGTTCCCAAATTTTCAAAATTTTCGGTTTGCGTAGTAGTAGTTCTTTTAGGTTCTATTACTGGTTTAATAATTACTGGTTCGGGTGCAAATACTGCACTACCCCTTAGTGCATCTGTTGCACTACCTAGTGCATTTAATGAACTAAGTGGTTCAATTTCTGCACTACCCCCACTAAAATTTAATTCATACTGATTTGGTAGATTTACATCGCCGATTCTTTTACGAATTACCTGAAGATGTGCTTTGCTTTCCAGAGACTTTATTGCGGAAAGTAAGGTGTTTTTACTCATCCCACATTCTTCGGAAAGTCTGCTATGCGATGGATTGCATTGCCTCGTGTGGCTGTTGCAATAATTAGCTAGCATCAACAAAACTAACTTTTCTTTTGCAGGTAACTTTTGACCAATTGCCCATGTCATTGCTTGAAAACTCATTCTTCACCTCTCGCCGCGTCAATCAGCCGATTTCGCAATTCGCGTCCTTTAACACCGCTCCATTTACCAACCAACGCTTTGTGAGCATTGCGTCTATCAATACCGTTACGAATACAAAAAATATTCATTGTTGTTCCTTGCAGCACAAAGCCAGCCCGTACAATCTTTAAATCACTGTGTATTTTGATTGGTTGCATCTTTTGCCTATTGTGTTATGTTTAAGATGTTACGCAATCCGCGTAATATGTGAACATAATAGTTCTCAAAACGCGAAAAGTAAAGCAGGAGATGCTCAAAATGAGTAAAAAAAGTGCAAACGCAGTTATAGACAGAATGCAAGACGCATTACGCTTGAGTTCTGATAGCCAGCTGTGTAGAGAGTTAAAGATAAGTCGTTCGACATTAGGAACGTGGAGACAAAGAGATTCTGTGCCTTATGCACTTTGCGTAAATATCGCAGAGGAAAAAAATATATCCTTAGACTGGCTATTGACGGGCGTGGGTTCAATGTTAAAAACAAAAATGGAGTTAAATAATGGAACGAATTTTGATGATGAGGATGTTCGCATTTTGAATATGATTAAAAGATTGCCAGAGCCGCAAAAAAACAAGGAGGTCGCGGATATCGAAGCTTTTTTACGATCCTTTGACGAAGCTATTTCACATTGGGTAGCGAATAATCAGAACAGCCAAGCTAAACGGCAGGCAGCATGATGCCGTCTTTGAAAAACGAAAACCCGTCAAATTGGCGGGTTCTTCGTAAATTGAAATAGAACAATTTATTTAAAAATTTAAACAAAAATAAGCCAATCAACATACGAATGCACAGATGAACACAATAAATAATAATTCAACTACCAAATCAGGCATTCGTGATAATCATGACTTTGGAAAAGTCGGTGATTTCTTAAAAGAAAAAATACAACCCAATGCACAGCTACGTTTTGTATCAGCCTATTTTAGTATTTTTGGATTTGAAGCCCTAAAAGCAGAATTATTACCGATTGATAAGCTGCAATTTCTATTCGGTGAACCGACTTTTGTTAAGCAACTAGACGTAGCACAATCTCAGGCGAAAGCATTTCATATTGTAGAACAAGATTTATGGCTCAATAATCGTCTTAATCAAAAAGCAATTGCTAAAACGTGTGCGGATTGGATAACAGAAAAGGTCGAAATTCGCTCGCTGATTCAAACAAATTTGCTCCACGGCAAGCTCTACCATATCAACAATAACGGTGTTGAATCGGCACTACTTGGTAGCTCAAATTTTACGTTGCACGGTTTGGGCGAAGGAAATTCAAACATCGAGTTGAATTTAGTTGTGGATAGCGACCGCGACAGACAGGATTTAAAACGTTGGTTTGATGGCATTTGGAACAACAAAACGTTGGTAAAAGACGTTAAACAAGAGGTTTTAAATTATTTAACCCAGCTTTATTACAATCACTCACCACAGTTTATTTATTACAAAACGCTTTACCATGTTTTTTACGAAGACTGGCAACGCTATCAAGAGCAACGTGAAGCCACTGAAAAAAGTTTAAATAAATCGGAAATTTGGAATACCTTGTTTGATTTTCAAAAAGAAGGTGTCACGCACGCGATTACTAAAATTCAAGCCCATAACGGTTGTATTTTGGCAGACAGCGTGGGGCTTGGTAAAACCTACGAAGCTCTGGCGGTCATCAAGTATTTCGAGGCAAAACATCACAATGTTTTGGTTTTATGTCCCAAGAAACTCAGCGAAAACTGGTTACTTTATTCATCACTTTATAAACGCCAATTAAATCCATTAAAAGCAGACAAATTAAATTACACCGTATTAAGCCACACGGATTTAAGCCGTGAAAAAGGGATGTCAAACAATGTCGATTTGAGCGATTTTGATTGGAGTCAGTTTGATTTAATTGTGATTGATGAATCGCATAATTTTCGCAACGATAATAAAAGCAAAAATGGTAAATCACGTTACCAACGGTTGCTTGAAGATGTGATTCAAGCGGGTGAAAAAACGAAAGTTTTATTGTTATCCGCAACGCCTGTAAATAACGATTTGTCGGATTTGTATAATCAAATTCGTTTCATTAGTGCCGACGATACTCATGCGTTTGCTGACATTGGGATTGTCGATACAAAGAAAACACTGCGAGCCGCGCAAAATGCCTTCCATGATGCGGTTAAAAACAAGCGTCAATCGCAACTAGCCCACCATTTAAACGCGGATTTTTTCAAATTACTGGACGCGATTACGATTGCCCGTTCACGCAAACACATTGAACGTCACTATCCCAATGTGGCAAAAGAACTGGGTGGCTTTCCTAAACGCACCGCGCCACAATCGATTTATTACGACATGGACACGCTCGGCGTATTTCCGTCATTTGTCGGCATAGAAAAAGAAATTTCGGCTTATCAATTGTCATTATTCAATCCGACGAAATACCTGCTCAACGAATACCGTGATTTACCTGAATATCAAAGCAAAGTAAAAAACTTCACTCAAGAAAACCGAGAGCATTATTTAATCGGTATGATGAAGGTGAATTTTTTAAAACGCCTTGAAAGTTCCGTTGTGTCATTTGCGGACACGATGGCTCGAACGGTTATTAAGATTGAGGATTTGATTAAAAAAATACAGCGATTTGAAGACATCGAAAGTTTGACCGAAAACGACCTTAATGAAGATGACGATTTGAATGATGCACTGGCGGTGGGTAAAAAAATTAAATTCAAGTTAAAACATTTAAAGCGTGCCGAATGGCTACAGGATTTAGAAAGCGATAAACAACAACTCTCGAAATTGCGTGATGTAGCACAAAACGTAACCGCTCAACGTGACGGTAAATTACACGAATTAAAACGGTTGATTACCCATAAAATCACCAATCCAACCATCGATAAGCAAGGCAAATCAATCAAAAAAGTGCTGATTTTTACCGCGTTTTCTGACACCGCCCAGTATTTGTACAATGCCTTGAAATCCGATTTAACAGAGTTAGGCGTTCATTCTGGTTTAGTGACAGGTTCAAAATGTGAAGCCACTTTAGGCATGACAAATTTTAATGACGTGTTAATCAATTTTTCGCCCACCGCTAAAAAACGCAGTGGTTTTAAAAATACGCTCACGGACGAAATTGACATTTTAATTGCGACAGATTGTATTTCGGAAGGGCAAAATTTGCAGGATTGCGATTGGGTGATTAACTACGATATTCATTGGAATCCCGTGCGATTGATTCAACGTTTCGGACGGATTGACCGAATTAATAGCCAAAACAAAGACGTTTCGATGATTAACTTCTGGGCAACGGCTGAACTCGACCAGTATTTGAATTTGAAAAATCGGGTTGAAGCACGAATGGCATTAGTCGATATTTCTGCCACGGGTTCGGATAACTTATTGCTCACTGAAGACGATGCCAACGATGAATTAAATTATCGTGACGAACAGCTAAAACGCATGAAAGATGAAGTGCTGGATTTAGAAGAACTCAATGATGGCGCGACATTAACCGATTTTAATTTTGATGATTTTCGTGCTGATTTAGGTGGCTATTTGGATTTAGAACGCGATAAATTAGCCAACGCGCCACTCGGTCTTTATGGCATCGTGCCAGAGCAACCCGATGTGAATATCTACAAAGGCGTTATTTTTTGTCTGCAACAAAAGGTTTATCAGCAAGAAAAGGGGCAGCAAGTAAATCCGCTTACGCCGTTTTTTCTGATTTATATTCAAGACGATGGCAAAGTTAGGCGCAACTTTGTTGAAGCTAAACACACACTCGAAGTTTTCAAAATGTTGTGCATCGGTAAAGACCAACCTTATGAAGCCTTGTGCCAATTATTTGATGACCAAACGGGAGATGGTAGTGATATGGCGCATTATTATGACTTGGTGGCAAAATCGGTCGATGCAATTAGCGAAGCCTTCCAAGAAAAAGAAATTATAAAGTTAGCAACAGGACGTGGCGCGTTATTGCCAATCGTTTCAGAACAAATCACAAATCCAACCGATTTTACGTTGGTAACATGGCTCGTAATTAGTTAATAAAAAGGATTTAGTAATGACTGACAAAAACAAACTTCAAACGCTCATCAACCAATTTTCTGGTGGTGATTTAAGAACGAATGCCCTCGCATTATTCAAAGAACTGGGCTATCAAAGTCCGCGTACTTTTGACAAACCCGTTGCTGAAATTTTGCGCGGCTTCGACCATGAAAAAGCGTTGTGTTCTGAGTGGATTAACGCGCCATTTTTGTTTCAATTAGCCGAAGATAATTTAAGTCATGTACAGTCATTACTCACGGATGTTGACGGAACTATTATCCACTCATATTTATTTGTAGCTATCGAGTTAAAGAATAAGCATGGCAAGGATTACTCCCGTTCTGATTTAGTCAAGATTACTCGAGAACTCAATAAAAGCCCATTAAATGGACAATCACCACCTGTTTTAATTTTATTCAAACATAATGGAAATCTTACGTTATCAGTTATTCATCGCCGCTTGAATAAAAAAGATAGGGATAAAGATGTTTTAGAAAAAGTTACCTTACTTAAAGATATTCATATCAACAAACCTCACTCTGCTCATGTAGCTATTTTGGAAGAGTTAGCATTTGATAATTTGAATTTGAAAGCCGATGCCAATTTTGTTGATTTACACAACGCTTGGCAAGCCATTTTAGATACCAAAATGCTTAACAAACAGTTCTATAAAGAATTGTCGCAATGGTATTTCTGGGCAATAGATGAAGTTTATTTTCCTGATGCCGAACAAATCGAGTCAGTAAAGGGAAGCGTTTTTGCAGATTCAAAAAAAGTCCGAGAACATAACGCAAAAAATCTTATTCGACTGCTAACCCGTTTGTTATTCGTTTGGTTTATCAAAGAAAAAAATCTAATTCCAGAAAATTTATTTAATGAAGACTGGATTAAATCGCAATTAAACGATTTCAAACCTCAAATCAGTGACACAGTTAAAGCGAATACAAGTCATTATTACCGCGCTATTTTGCAAAATTTGTTTTTTGCATCACTTAATCGGGTAGTTAAAGAAAGAAAATTTTGTTCTCCCAATAATCAAAAAGATACAACTTTAATGCACTACCAATCGTATTTTAACGATTCGGAAGTGTTTTTAGATTTAGTTAAAAACATTGTTCCGTTTATGAATGGTGGCTTGTTTGATTGCTTGGATAAGTACGTTCTTGATGCTGAAGGAAATCCATGCGGTGATGCAATTGTTTGTGAAGACAGTTTTTCAGATGACAGTAATAATCAGCTCGACGTTCCAGACTATATTTTCTTTGGTTCATATAAAAACGTCGATTTAAGTGATGATCTTGGTGCAAAAAACAAAGCTGTTGAGGTTAGAGGCTTAATCGATATTTTAAAAAGCTACAAATTTACCATTACCGAAAACACACCCGTTGAAGAAGATATTGCACTCGACCCAGAGTTGCTTGGACAAGTATTTGAAAATTTACTTGCCAGTTACACACCTGAAACCAAAACCACAGCGCGTAAGCAAACAGGTAGCTTTTATACGCCCCGCGAAATTGTCGATTACATGGTGGATGAATCGTTAAAGGCTTATTTCAAATCAAAACTGGAAAGTTTGAATGCTAGTAATTTACTTGGCGACCATGATTTAGTTGGAATTTCACGCAAAACTGATTTATTTGAAAGATTAGAGGATTTGTTTAGTTATACAAAGGCTACGCCTGAATTTTCAGCAACTGAAAAAACTACCTTAATTAAAGCGATTGATACTTGCCAAATCCTTGACCCTGCTTGTGGTTCGGGAGCATTTCCAATGGGTGTTTTACACAAATTGGTTTTTGTTCTGACAAAAATCGACCCACACAACATTTTATGGAAAAAACGGCAAATCGACCGTGTTCAAGATTTCAAATTACAAAAGCGTATTATTGAAACTTTCACCGACAATGAAGTCAATTATTCTCGAAAACTTTATCTTATTGAAAATTGTATTTATGGCGTTGATATTCAACCAATTGCTATTCAAATTAGCAAACTTCGGTTTTTCATTTCGTTGATTGTTGACCAACGAATTGATAGAGATAAACCAGATAAAAATTTCGGTGTCTTACCACTTCCAAATTTAGAAACAAAATTCGTTGCCGCAAATACACTAATCGGTATTGAAAATTCCAAATCACAAATTGATTTGTTTCATAACAAAGACGTTGAAATTTTAAAGAAAGACTTAAAAGAAATTAGACATAAACTGTTCAGTGCGAGAAATCCAAGTAAAAAACAAAAGTATCGAGATGAGGACAAAGAATTACGGAAAGAAATTGTCACCTTGCTAGAGCAACACGGCGGCGAAAATAACACGGTACAACAACTGTTGAGTTGGAATTCTTACGACCAAAATGCAAGTGCAAGTTTTTTTGATGTTGAGTGGATGTTTGGTGAAAGTGGTTTCGATATTGTCATCGGAAACCCGCCTTACATAAAAGAATACACCAATAAAGCTGCTTTTGATGGTTTAAGAGATTCACCTTATTACCAAGGAAAAATGGATTTATGGTATTTGTTCGTTTGCAAAAATCTTGAAATTACCAAAAAGAACACTGGCATTTTGACTTTTATTGCAACCAATAACTGGACGACAAATACGGGTGCTTCCAAAATGAGAAGTAAAGTTTTGAAAGAAACCACGATTGAAAAACTGTTAGATTTTGGTAGTTACATGATTTTTGAAAGTGCTGACATTCAAACGTCCGTGATGATGTTTAGAAATGACAACAGTAACGACAATTACACTTTCGATTTTAGACGTTTAGTCGGTGATAAATTAACGTTTAATGATGCACTGGATTTGATAACAAAAACCAAATCACCTAAAAATGAATTCTTATCTGCCAAAATTTCAAAAAATGATTTAGATGGTAAATCACTCACTTTCAGCAATAACGCGCTTGATAATGTTTTGTCCAAAATTCAAAAGAAAAGCAATCTTCATCTAACAAAGAATGAAGTAGCAAACGGAATTCACCCGCATTACGACTACGTTAGCAAAGCTACACAAAGCGTATTAGGAGATAATTTTGAGGTTGGTCAGGGAATTTTTGTTTTAAGTGAAAAAGAAAGAGTAGATTTAAATTTAAATGGGAAAGAACTTGAGTTGATAAAACCATATTTTACAACTGAGCAATTGCGTAAATGGTGTGGCAAAAAAGAAAACAAAGAATGGATAATTTACACGGGTTCAACATTTAAAGATGCGGCGAATATCGAACCTTATCCGAATATCAAAAAACATCTCGACCAATTTCAAAGCGTAATTACGTCAGACAATAAACCTTATGGATTGCACAGAGCGCGTAATGAGTATTTTTTTCAAGGTGAAAAAATTATTGCGTTGAGAAAGTGTGTTGGTGAGCCGATTTTTACTTACACGGATTTTGATTGTTATGTGTCAGCGACTTTTTATGTCATCAAATCAGAACGAATTGATTTGAAGTATTTAACGGCAGTTTTGAATTCTAAACTCGTGGCGTTTTGGCTCAAAAACAAAGGCAAAATGCAGGGGCAGAATTATCAACTCGACAAAGAACCGCTGTTAGATATTCCCGTGTATAAATCGGACGAAAATCAACAACAATTGGTAAGCCGATTGGTTGATTATATTTTGTTTATCAAGCAACAGCCTTTTTATACCTCAGCAGATTTAGATTTTGCCGAAGAACGTTTGATGTCGAATTTCTTTGAAAATTTAATTGATGCGCTGGTTTATGAGTTGTATTTCCCAGAGGAATTACACGAAGCCAAAAAACAGTTTATGAGTTTGGTTGTTCAAGAGAATTTGCCTGATTTAGATGTCATTGAAGGCGATAAGGTTAGCGCGTTGAAACAAATTGTTCGACGCTTAACTGACAAAAACCATCCGCTTTATAACAATCTGTTTTTCTTAGATAGCGTGCCTGTGGTCAGAATTATTGAAGGTAAAGCGTGATGCGAATTAAAAAAATTGAAATCCAAAATTTCAGAGCGTTTTACGGTAATTTTGAAATTGAACTCGGTGGTAAAAATCTGCTGCTTTATGGTGAAAATGGCAGTGGTAAATCGTCGCTGTTTTACGCGCTGAAACTGTTTTTAGAATCGGCGAATGCCAAAACTGAATTTTCAGAACATCGGAACATTTTTGTTAAAGATGATGACGATGGTTTCGTTAAATTAACCATTGGCAAAAATGCTTATGAATGGTTGCCAGCGAAATTTCCAGACGCGCCGATTATATTGGATGCCAATAAAACCAAAGGCTTTTTAGATTATAAAAGTTTGTTGGAAACACATTTTTTACACCGCAAGCAAGAAGAAAAAAGCGTTAATTTGTTTCATTTGTTAGTTGAAAATTTGCTCGTTGATTATACGGAATCCAGTTCGGGCAGAACGATTGGTGAAATTTGGCAAAGTGTACAGAAAAAATCAAAAGCCAAAAAGAACACAAATACTTACAAAAAAGAATATCCAGAAGAACTGCATTTCATGAATGACGTACTTCAAAAAGCATTGGCTAATTTGACGGATAAAACCAATGAGTTACTGGCTTTCTTTGATTATCAAATCATTTGTAATTTCACATTTAGCGTTGTGATGCAGATATTGTGGCTCGATATAAAGTTTTTTAATCGTTCAATTCCAACCCACCATGATTTTTTAAATGAAGCGCGATTATCGGCAATTGCATTATCAATTTATTTTGCGTCATTGTTAGAACAACCAAAAAGTGATTTACGAATTTTAGCGTTAGACGATGTTTTAATTGGCTTGGATATGGCAAATCGTTTGCCTGTGATTGATATTTTGGAACAACATTTTTCTGAGCATCAAATTTTCTTTATCACGCATGACAAACTGTGGTTTGACATGATGAAAATGCGAACAGAAGCCAACAAAGCATGGAAATGGAAGTACGCCGAGTTTTATTGCCCGAATGATGTGAAATCGCCTATTTTGCCGATTGATTATGAAAATGATTTAGAGCGAGCAAACAAATACTTGTTGAATGGTGATTATAAAGCGGCGGCGGTTTATGCGCGGACAGCTTTTGAAATTACGTTAAAGAATTTTTGTGACAAGAAAAAATTAAGTGTTCGATATTGCAAAGATGCGAAAAAATTACAAAGTGAAGATTTTTGGCAAGCGGTGAAAGCATTTGGACTCGACCCAGAACTGGTGAGTAATGTTGAACTTTATCGGGCTGTAGTGCTTAATCCATTAAGCCATTCACGCATCGTTGATATTACAAAAAATGAAGTCGGTAAGGCTATCGCGGTAATTGAACAATTGGAAATGGCTTTGGAAGGTTTGAAATAATGTCTAAAAATGAAAATATCTTTTGTAACCTCACTTCAAAACGCATCGCAGAATTGATAAGCGAGGCAGAAACAACTGTTTGCTACTCTGCGCCAAGCATCCAACTTGAACCCGCACAGGCTCTCGTAGAAGCATCAAAAAAACTCGGCGTTGAAATGCTAACTGTATCGATTGATTTTGACGAACGAACATTGCGTTTGGGATATGGAAGTTTGGAGGCAATCAATTTACTTCGTGAAGCGGGGATGATTGTTAATCATGCCGAGGGAATACGCCAAGCCCTGCTAATTGTTGATGATGACGGTTATAGCTACACGCCAACTCCGTTGTATTTAGAAGCTGAAAATACAACGGCAATTAACGCATTGCGATTATCACCAGAACAAACAAAAGAAGCTCTCACTAGATTATCGCCAGCCGCTAAAGCCATTGCAGTCGCTCAAGCTACCACGATTGAAGAAAAAGAGCGTATATCAAATTTACCCGTCGAAATCACTTCAATCGAAGTGGATGTTGAAAGATTCAAGCGTGTTGATGAAAGTTTAAAGCTAGCACCTCCTGTAAAGTTTGATATTGCCAGACAGGTTCGAGTATTTGAATCTTATTTTCAGTATGTTGAACTTAGCCTAACTGGTGTTGCAATACAGCGGCATAAACTGGCAATACCAATAAGCATTCAAAAATTAGGTGCTGGCAAAGACTTAGAGGGAAGATTAAAGACTACTTTCGATTTAATTGAAAAAAATGACGCATTATCCTCAAAAATATTGGAGGGGGAGTTTAACGAAATTCGTGATAATTTTGCAAAGTCTCTGGGTAAAAATCATGGACGGGTTTTATCGAAAGCCGCAAAACCACTTTTTGAAAAACGTATTGAAGAATTTCAAATAAAGCTGAAGAACCATCAGACAAAAGTAGAAGAAGAACTTCAAATGTTGCTTAATAATTCACGAAAGCAAGTAATTGATTATTACAAACCAACGGTTATGAAAAACCCTCCCGATTCTCTGAGAGGACAATTACTTTCAGAAGCACTTTCGGAAGAAGATGTTGAATGTTGGCTAGATAGCGAGTTGGAGCGGGTTTTCCCAAAATCAGAATCTATTATCAAAGAAATGAAAATTGAAAAACGTTACAAAGACGTTACTTTTGAAACGCTAAATCAGTCCGATTTTTTAATTGCAATAAAAGAAAAATTTCCAAAAATGGAATGGGATAAAACTTATCGTGATTTTATAGCAGCAGGTGAAAAATAAAATTTCAACAATCCTTTATAAATTCTATGAAGTGTGGGTCTTTAAATTTCAAACCCACACGCTAATCAGTTAATGGAATGAAAGCGCGACGTATAATTTCTTAATCTCAACTCACTAAATCCTAAATCGTCTATAATCCTGCCCCCGCAACGTTTGGAGGCTGATTTATGTCGAATTTCTTATCTGAAATGCGCGAGTTTTTGGCGCGTGAACTCAAAGCCTGTGCAATTGAATCGGAAGTCGCGGACAGTATAAGCACGAGGGTCACATGGGAATTCCGTAAAAATTACGGCGGAATACCGTTGTATCTGCCAAAATCAAAAGAACTCACCTCTCGTAATGATGAAATCTGGTCAAAATTTAATGGGAGAAATCATGTTGCGCTTTGTCGAGAATACGACTTGAGCTACCAACAAATCTGCAAAATCATCGGTCTTCAACGTAAAAAACGTCAAGGCGATTTGTTTCGATAAATCTCAAGTTTTCGCACGTTTTACTAAACCACGCGATTAGAAACCTCATCTACAAATCCTTAATGTACCCGCTAACTTCACTATTTAGCGGTTACGCCAATGCTCCCAAATCCTTTTAATTTCAACGCCGATAGCATCATGACGTTTGCGTGGGTGTGCTTCCTTTCCATGTGGGGCGGCATTGCCAGCTATATCCGCAAAATCAAACAAGGCATGACTAAACGTTTCAGCGTCACCGAACTTATCGGTGAAATGGTCATCAGTAGTTTCGTTGGCGTGATTACCTTCTTTTTGTGCCAAACCTCCAACCTCGACCAAACCATCACCGCCGCATTAGTCGGGCTTTCGGGTCACATGGGCAGCCGTGCGATTTATTTCATTGAGCTATTTTTACGCAAAAAACTCGGCATCAACAAATGCTCCACGACGGGAGTTGAAAAATGAGCCAATTATCCGCGCATTTTAATCGTGCTGAATTCACCTGCCATTGTGGCTGTGGCGCGTCTAACATCAACATGGCGTTGGTCGAATTACTCGAGCAGATACGAGTTGCTGTTGATGAACCGATTCATGTTTTAAGCGGTGTTCGCTGTGAACACCATAATCACCACGTTGGTGGCGCACGCCACAGCCAGCACGTTTTAGGTAATGCGGCAGATATTTTTGTTGATGGATTGACACCGAAATTGCTACATAAATTTATCGAACAAAAATTCGATGTTGGCGGCATGGGACTTTATCCAACATTTGTTCACGTTGATGTGAGAAAAGAAAAAGCACGCTGGACGGGCAAATGAACAAATTTGACGCACAAATTATTCGGGTTGCTATCGAAAGTGTGATTCCTTACGCCAACAACACCAAAAAACACCCGCCAGCTCAGATTGATAAATTAGCATCAATGATTGCGGAATACGGTCACGACGTGCCGATTGTGGTGGATGCTGACAACGTGGTCATTAAAGGTCACGGACGGTTGCTTGCCTGTAAAAAACTGGGTATGGAAACCATCCCCGTCATCGTTCGCACCGACCTCACACCTGCACAAGCCAAAGCCGCTCGCATCGCCGACAATAAAGTCAGCGAATCTGAATGGGACATGGATTTACTGCGTCTTGAATTGACGGAACTCGACGAATTAGGTTTCGACCTAGATTTGACAGGCTTTGATGATTTCGATTTGACGATTGATGACGAATCTACAATTGACGACGATGCCGACCTTGATGCCGTGCCAGAACCACCACTCGTACCGATTACGAAACTGGGCGACGTTTGGTTGTGTGGCAATCATCGGGTGATGTGCGGCGACAGCACCAGCATTGATGCGGTGGACACGCTAATGGGTGGCGATAAAGCTGACATGGTTTTTACTGACCCACCGTACAACGTAAAAATCGTGGGGCTTGGAAGCGGCACGTCAAAAGCGGGCATCGGCAAAATTCACGGTGAATTCAAAATGGCTTCGGGAGAAATGACCAAAGACGAATTCACTGACTTTTTACGCGCTGCGTTCACTTGCTTGATTGCATCATCAAAAGACGGCTCAATTCACTACATCTGCATGGATTGGCGGCACATTCAAGAACTCACTGCCGCTGGCGAAATTTACACCGAACTCAAAAATCTCTGCGTTTGGAATAAAAACAACGGCGGCATGGGAACGTTTTACCGCAGCAAACACGAGCTGATTTTTGCCTATAAAAACGGCACAGAAACCCACACCAACAACTTTCAACTGGGGCAAACGGGACGCTATCGCACCAATGTTTGGGATTATCCAATGGCAACTCAAACGGGTGAAAACGCAGAATCCAAAATGCACCCCACCGTAAAACCCACGCAACTGGTGGTCGATGCCATTCTGGATTGTTCAAACAATGGCGAAACAATTTTAGATTTATTCGGAGGCAGCGGCACGACCATGATTGCCTGCGAAAAAACTAACCGTATCGCTCGATTGATGGAACTCGACGAGAAATACTGCGACGTGATTGTTCGCCGCTGGCAGGAATTAACGGGCAAAGAAGCCAATTTGGAAAGCAACGGGGCGTTATTCAACGTGCTAGGCGATGGCTAAGGCAACACCGCAATTATGGGCGCAAGCAAAGGCACTTTTTGAAACGGGCAAAAGCCTCAGCGAAATAAGTTCCGCAACAGGAATCGACCGCGCCTTAATCAGTAGGAAGGCAAAAAAAGAAGGTTGGCAGAAAGGAATTTATCAACAGCTTATTCAAGACGGGGCGCGGGTTGCGAGTGAATTGTCAACACTGGAATCAACAGTTAAGCAGGTCGTTGTTGAAGGGATTGATGAGCTTACAAAAACGCGGGAATGGTTCAGTAAGGCGGGGCTAAAAGTTGCCAGCATGGCGGTGAAATCAATGGGCAATGACCCGAAGCCCATCGACTGCAAAATTGTCGCCGACACGCTGGTTTCAACAATGAAGGTGTCAGGCGTTGTGCCGTATTACCCCACCAGCGCGGTCATTAACAACACCAATGCCCAGCAAAACAACGAACCCATGAAAATTATCATCGAGCGCGACAATGGCTAAAAAATACATTCCGAATATCCGTGCTGGTGATAATTATTTGCTTGAGATTAAGTACAACAACGGCATGAATATCACGGGCTACAAATTTTGGCTGACGTTAAAAGCGAAGTTCACGGACGGTGATGCGTTAGCCATTTTACAAGCGACCACAACGGCTGGTGATTATCCAACGGACGACCCACTGAATGGCATTTGTTATTTGTCTGTTGCGTCAGCGGTTACAGCGACGCTGCCTATTGGCAATTATTACTTCGATTTGCAGGCAAAAAGCGCAACAAACGAAATTACAACGCTCTTGCCGCCGATTGACGATTATCGGTCAAAAATAACCGTCGTGCCGCAAGTCACCAACGCTTCGGTATGAGTTGTGGCGAATATTCGGTTACGGTTTCGCCTGTAACGCAGTCGGTCACTACGACAGCAGCATCGGTAAATCAGTCAATCATTACGGATTCTGTGACCGTTTCGCCTGTGACGCATTCGGTCATTATTAACGGCGTGCGGGGTGTGAATAACATCACCTGCGTGACGACAGCAAAAATGCCGATTATTGATTACGTTTGCGTTTTACCAAGTAAACCAATGGGGGATTTTATTTTTAACACGGCAAATGTTTATGTGCCTTACGGAACAGCGGGCGAATTAACGATGGAAATACACGAAGACATCATGCTGGATATTGTGAATGCCGCGTATGTGCTGCGATTCACCGACACCAGTCACGATTACACGGGCAACTTTGCCGTTGTTTCTTATCTTGGAGTGTTTGCGTGATTGAACGGGATTTTTACTTTGCCGCATGGGCAATCGGACGGGGCATTTCGCACGAAATCAAAAGCGGCGCGGTTGACCTTCACGTTGATGCAACGACGATGCGCCAGTTAAAAGTCGAGTACGCCAGCACAGTCAAACGGAGCTTTGACCACGTTAAGCGGATTGTTAAAACCATCAGCGAATCGAGAAAAAATGCCAAAGTTCAGCCCTAAAACAATCGAAGGGTTGCCCGAAGCGATACAGGACAATCTCAATGTTGACGCTGCCCAAGACGCGGTTGATATTGCCTTTAGTGTGCGCCTCGACTATTTGGAAACTCTCAGCGATGCAATAAATCGGCGGCTTGACGCTTTGGAGGCAGTTCATTTGGAGGGTTCGCTTTTAATTACTTATCGGCGGGTCGATGAACGAAAAACAACGTCCTGAATATAAAAACGAGTTTCTTTGGTTCTTGTAAAAACCACTTTTCAGTTGTCGGACTAAGTAACACCGTCATTCCTTATTGGATAACTATCATGGCTCAAATTAAATACAGTCAAAAGTCGATTGTCGGCTTAGAAGCGGCATTATTAGCGTTAAACACAGCCGTCACCAACGCTGGCACAGGCGGCGCAACGGCTTTAATCGATGCAATCAACACAGAAGTTACGGCTCGCAACGGTGCAATCAGCACAGCGATTGCAACCGAAGTCACAAATCGCAACACCGCGATTGATGCCGCGATTGCGACAGTTATTGGTTCAGCACCAGCGGCGTTTGACACGCTAAAAGAAATCGCGGATTACATCACGGTCAATCCAAACGCGACGGTTGCCGATGCGATTACAGCCGCTGTCGCAACAGTTCAAGCCAACGTAGATGCGTTGTCTGGCGTTGTTAGTGCCGAAAAAACCTATCTTGATAATTTGTTCGCGTCAACGATTCGTAAAACGACAACAGAAAATTTAGTGCTTGCGGAAATTAACCCAATCGATTCTTTGGCTGGGATTTTACCAACCTTCGCTATTGATACGGTTTTAAACCACGGTGATGCGCGATTTACTAATGTTGTAACTGGCGTGACTTATGAATTACCTGTTGTTTTGGGTGAAGGCGTTTTTGTTGACTTTACTGGCTACGAAACCGAAGTCGGTGCGGTGGTCGGTTTGACTGTCAAAATCCAATACACTTATGCACCTGACTTAGCCGCCTTGCGTTTAAGCAACGGTTTATAACCGAAACTGTCAGTTTGTTGTAAGGAACTAGCCGCCTTGTCATTGAATGGCGAGACGGCTTTTTTATGGGGCTAAAAATGACAAAAAAACTCAAATTGCCTGCGTTGCACATCGCGCAACAGAAGGTCTGGGAAGGTCGCGCCCGTTATAACGTGGTTTGTTTAGGGCGACGTAGCGGAAAAACCGCGCTCGGCATCATGTTAGCGTTGGGTGCGAGTGGTTGCTGCGATTTAGCGATGGGCGCATTACAAGGCGTGCCAGTCGGTTGGTTTGCGCCGACTTACAAGGTTTTAGATTTGGCGTGGCGGGAATCAAAACAGCGGTTAAATCCGATTATCACGAACAAAAACGAACAATCCAAACGCCTCGAAATCATGGGCGGCGGCACGATTGATTTCTGGTCACTCGAAGATGAAGACGCGGGGCGTGGGCGTAAATATGCGCGAGTGATTATCGACGAAGCGGGCATTGCCAAACGCTTGCAGCCCACTTGGGAGAATGCTATTCGCCCGACGTTGACGGATTTAGGCGGCGACGCATGGTTTTTATCGACACCCAAAGGGCGTAATTATTTTTACGATTGCTACCAACGCGGCATCAACAATCAGCACAACTGGGCATCGTGGCAAATGCCCACCGCCTGCAATCCGTTTATCAATCCCGCCGAAATAGAAGAAGCGCGGCTTAATTTACCTGAGCGGACTTTCCAGCAGGAGTATTTGGCTCAGTTCCTAGACGATGCAGGCGGCGTGTTTCGCAACATTCGAGCCTGTACTTATGAAATTAAAGGCGCGGACTGGTGGAGAGCTGAACAAAAACAAAACGATGGGCGAGCTTATGTTATCGGCGTGGATTTGGCACGGGTCGAAGATTTCACAGTGATTACTGTTGTCGATGCCCGTGACCGCAAAATCGTGGCAATCGACCGATTTAACCAAGTCGAATACGTCATGCAATTAGAACGGCTGGTTGCTATGTCGCAACGCTTCAAAGGCGCACCGATACTGATTGAATCCAACAACACGGGCATTCCGTTTATCGAATTGGCGCACCGTCGTGGTTTGCCTGTCCGCCCTTTTCAAACCACCAACGCCAGCAAATCCGAAATTATCGAAAAACTAGCCATCGCCTTTGAGCAAGGCACGATTTCAATTCCCGATTATGAACCGCTGATTAACGAGCTGATGTGTTTTGACCAAGAACGACTGGCTGGCGGTTCGATTCGTTATTCCGCACCGCACGGGCAACACGACGACACCGTTATGTCATTGGCAATTGCGTGGCACGGCGCAGCAGGTATGGCGCAATCCAGTCCAATTAGTTCGACCACACGGAGGTTTTAAAATGTCAGCACCGAAAGCACTTTATAACGAACAAGCGATTGATTATTTACTCAACAATCTGCTGCAAATGGCGGACACCGACGAGACACTAAAAAAGCTGGGCATTCATCGCAAAGAACTCCGCGCCCTTGAATCCGATGACGAAATTTATGCCGCGATTGAAACTCGCCGCGAAGCCTTAATTGCTACGCCGTGGCGTTTAGAGTCGGGTCTGGTTCGACAAAATAACTTTCTATGGCGTGAAATTGAACGAGTGATTACCGCCACATTACGCGGGGCATTTAACGCGGTTTTATACGGCTACAGCGTGCAGGAGGTGATTTATCAGCAATTACCTGATGGCAGAATTGGCTTAAAAGAAGTTAGCGAAAAACCGTTTGAATGGTTTGAACCTAAAAGTAATGGCGATTTGATTTACCGTTCGATGCTCGACCCAATGGGAACAGCGGTTGATACGCAATACAAATTCCTACTCACGATTCGCAACGAAACTTACCGCCAACCTTACGGCGAAGCGTTGTTGTCGCGGCTTTATTGGGCATGGTTATTTCGCGTGAACGGATGGAAATTCTGGGCGAAGAATCTTGAACGCGCTGGCATTCCGTTTTTAAAAGGGACTGCGCCTGATATGCCTTTGCCCGACGGCACGCCTGCCGTTGATAGATTATCGACGGTGTTAAATGCGGCGGTGCAAAACGCCACGCTGGCATTGCCCGATGGTTGGACAGCAGAATTTATGAGCGTGCAGCAAAACGGCGCGACCTTTGAACAATTTGAAACCGCAATTTTAAAAAGAATTCAAAAGGTCATTCTTGGTCAAACACTCACGAGCGACGTAGGTTCAAGCGGTTCATTTGCAGCAGCGAAAGTGCATCAATCGGTACTCGAGGACAGAAAACGGGCAGACATTCGGTTGGTTTCAAAAAACGTGCAGACGTTGGTCAATGCACTGCACACGTTAAACGGATTTACGGGCGAGCCACCGACGTTTGTCATGGAAGACAACACGGGCTTGGAGGTTGACCGTTCCGAGCGTGATGCAAGACTGGTAAGCGCGGGGATATTGAAACTCACGCCTGATTATTTGTTGCGTGTTTATGATTACGAAGACGGTGATTTTGAGATTCCACCAGCCGTTTTGCCAAACTCCAATCCGCCAATTGGCGGAACGAAATCTACGAACTTTGCCGCATCCAACCAGCCGATTAAATTCACATCAGAGCGTGACGTATTTTTGGGAACAATTGTTCCCAAATTCACACCCAACCAACAAGAAATTGAAACGCTCGCCGACGACGTGTTGGCAAATCTAAAAAGCCCGATTCCCGAAGGTTCAATTTTTAACGCCATCAAAGCGGCGAGCGATTATGAAGACCTCGCCAATCGTCTAGCGGTACTTTTTGACGAAACCGACACCGCCAAATTTCGCCAAGTTTTAGAGCGAGCCACGTTTGCTGCTGATTGCATTGGTTTCGCTCATGCCAGATAGTCCAGCGTCCGTTGGGTTTAACGTCCCGTTTGAAGAAGCGATTGCAGCAATGGAAGCGCGAGGGATTGCGTTGCCCGCGCAATACTACGGTGAATTTCAAGGCATCCAACGGCAGTTAAACTTCTCAATCGCTGGCGTGGCAAGCCTTGACCAACTTCAAGCCGTCCTTGATTCGCTGACCGCAAAATTAGCGGATGGGCAATCGTTCAAGCAATGGCAAGATTCAGTTGCCGTACAAGACTTAGGTTTGCCGAAACACCGCCTCGACAACATCTTTCGCACAAACATTCAGAACGCCTACAACCGTGGGCATTGGGAGCAGTTCAAAGAAAATGAAAAATACCAACCTTACCTTATGTACGATGCGATTAACGATAGTCGTACTCGTCCTAGCCACCGCGCTCTCGATGGGATTATCCGTCGCATTGACGACCCATTTTGGGACGCACATTACCCCGCCAACGGGTACAGGTGTCGATGCTCCGTGGTTTCTCTCAGCGAAAAACAAGCACAAGCCCGCTCCAACGGCGACAACGGTTTAAACAAAAAAGTCGAACCCGACAAAATGAAGCCAGACAAGGGCTGGGACTATAACTGCGGCTCTGATATTACGGCTGGTATCAACAAGGCGGTCGCCGATAAGATGGCGAAAGCCGCCACGAAAGCAGTCGAACCAAAGCTGGCGAAAACACTCAAAAAGAAAATCGTTGTGCCAAAAGACGACCCGCTGCACGCTGATAAAATTGTCGCTAAAACTCCAGCAGATGCTCCGCCAAAGGCAATCCCCAAAGGAAAACCAGCATCAAAAATAGCCAGCGAAACGCCACAAAACCATCCATCAACTAAGGCGTGGTCAAAGGAACATATTGATAAAGTTCAAAAAGCGTTCCCGTATAAATTTCAAGACGGCGTGTTTAATCCCGACCTTGTAAAAACGGGCAACAAAATCAAAGATACAAAAACGGGCGAAACGTGGGATTGGGACGATGTGAAAAAAGAAGCGTCCCCTGGAAGCGGCGCAAAACCAAAAACAGTGTTGAAAAAGCCAGCTCTTGTTCCTGCACCGAAACCAGCACAAGTTTCAACACCAACGAAAAAATTAGCCAGCGAAACGCCACAAACAGACCCAGACACAAAGTATGTTACGGCAGAGAATCTCGACAAACTTCAAATCTCGCACCCATATAAATTCCAAGATGGCGTGTTAAATACAAAAATCGTGAAGACTGGCAACAAAATCAAAGACTCAGTAACTGAGGAAAGCTGGGATTGGGACGACGTAAAAAAGGAAATCGTCCCTGGAAGTTATCAAAACCCCAAGTCGAAGCTCAAAGGGGCGCAAAAAGACCCAATCGCCGCAACGTGGGACAGTGGCACATTAAAAGCGATGAAATGGAAGTTCCCAGAAAACTTTGATGACAAAGGAAACTGGGTCAATCCTTCATTATCCGACCCAACGCCATCAATGGCGAAAATTAAAGCGACAATCGCCAAAGAGTATGGCGACCTTCACTATAAAAATTACACCTCAGCTGATGCGAAAGAACTCCAGACCGCACTCAATTTTTATGATGTCGATGACGGATATTTCGATAGACCAAGATATAGAAACGGAGTGGAATACGCGAGAGCGATGGGTTTGTCAGAGCTTGAGCATAAGGTGGTTTATTCATACACTGAAAACAAAGTGTTCGGAAGACTGAACGCTGTGAATGGTAAGTGGGCAACACACGTTGTGACCAAAGCTGAATCAGATGCCGCCGCAATGTTCACGGACGTGCTAAACAAAGCGTTGAAAAAGCTAGATGTTCACTCTGGAGAAGTCAGGCGCGACCTGTCGCTTACGCCAAAACAACTTGAAAAATACGCCGTAGGAGAGCAAGTTACTGAAAACCACTTCTCAAGCACAACGAAAAAAATGACTGGGATACCGCATTTCAGGGACGATGGAAATACTGTGTTTTTCTTTGACTTGAAAAACGGCTCAGGTTCGGACATAAGCAAGTTGTCAGAATATGGCGGTACAGAAAGCGAAATCCTTATTCAAAGCGGACGCAAATTTGTTATCGAATCAAACGAGTTCGACAAAAAAGAGAACAGGCAGATTGTTAAATTGAAGGAGGTATAAAATGACTAATTTAGAAAAAGCACAGGCGTGGGTTGATAGCCGCGCCGATGAAGGAAGGGAAGAGTTTGCGATTATTGTACTCGGTGGGTGGGAGTCCGAAGCGCGGAATATGGAAGTAGACATCGATGAGTATGTAGACGAGAAATACGGGTGGGTTCTACGCGCTATTGAGCTTAAAAATAGCGACGACCCGTTTGCAATTATGACCAGCAATGAGCGGGCATTCGCCGAAAGAATGTGCGACCTCGAACCGCGTGTTTATTTAGAGGGCGATGCACTCAAAAACCTAGAGGACATGATGGCAGCATCACAAGCTAAGGTGGATGCTAGAAACGAGATAAGCAGGCTTGAACTCCTAAAAAACCCACCCGTAACAAGGAAAGTTGAGTCGTTTGAGGACGTTTTCGGATGAGCGACATCACCGTTCAAATTGAAAACGCAGAGATGCACGCAAGGTTGCAGCAGCTAGGCAACTCCGTCACCAATTTGCAACCAGCAATGCGCTCAATCGGGCAAAGTTTAAAATCGAACATCCGTCTTTGTTTCGTTGACACCAAATCGCCCGACGGCATCAACTGGGCGGCGTTGTCGCCCGTCACGATTGCAAACCGCCGCCAAGGCTCAAGTGTTCCGTTGAGCGACACGGGCGTTTTAAAAAACTCGTTCACGGTTCAGGCAGGCGCACAGTCGGTCACGATTGGCACAAACGCCCCGCAAGCCGCGATGATGAGCTTCGGTGGCAAGAAGGCGCAATTCCCAAATTTGTGGGGGGATATTCCCGCCCGTCCTTTTATGCCAACGGCGGCTTTGCCAAACCAGTGGTCTGAGGACATCGTGGACATTATCGAGCAGCACCTAACCATGCACTAAGCAGCCAGCGCGGTACTAAAAAAACTTTCTGAAAGCCTCGTAGCCCCAGTGCTACGGGGCTTTCTGCGTTTTAAAGATTCGATTTATTTTCTTAACTTGCTGACAACGTAAATTGAATGGCAATGTGTGTCCCGACGGCACGAAAAATCCTTTTAAAACAACGAACTACAAAGGAAAAGACCATGAGCGCATTAAACGAAGCAACAAAAGCAGAATTTCAAAAATTGAAAGACGCACACGCACAAACAGGCTGCTTGGCTAAAGCAAGACGCGCTACCAACCTGACATTCAGCCAGCTTAAAGAACTCAAACAAGCGGGTTTGGTAACAGGCGAAGCAAAATTTGACATCGGCTCACGCCAACCAAGATTCATTTTTAAACTCACAGGCATCGCGGCTTAAACCACAACGGCGGGGCGAAAGCCCTGCCAACCAAAACTACAAAGGAAAAGACCATGAAAACATTAACAGCATCGACACACCGCAAATTTTTATCGCTCATCTTGGCATTTAAAGAAACCAACGACATCGCAGCAGCACAACGCGAATCGAAACTTACCGCAAACCAAGCGGAAGACTTGAAATTCGCGGAATTGATAACTGGCAAGATGTATTACAACAACCAAAACAAAGCGAAATTTGTAATCTGGGGCATTAACTAAACAACAAGCGGCGGGGTTTAAACACCCCGCCCAACCAAACAAGGAAAGGCAATGAAAAAATTAAATGAAGAAGCTAAAAAACAACTGGATTTGATGACAAGCATCGAATTTGAACTCGACGAAAATGGCGACATCGACACCGACCGCGCAAACGACGTAATTTTCGAGGCGGCAAAAAAGGTCGTTGCGGTGCTTGGCGAAAATTACGAAGTTTCGGCAGGCGAATTAAAAGAAGCCGCCACAGAGTTCGGCGAAGTTGGACAGGCGGTCGTTGAAATCGCCGACGAGTTTGGCGCAAAGACAATGACCCAGGTAATCAACGCCATCTTGTTTGAACTCGCAACCAGCGGGCTGCACCAAGAGCAGTTCCCAGGCACGCCGAACCTAAACGAAACGCTGGCACAGGTCATCACGGCATTGTGTGCTGCCAAAGCGGCGCAGGACATAACCGAATAAAACCAGTGGCGGGGCGAAAGTCCCGTCCAACCCAAAGCCCACCGAAAACAAAAACAGGGTGGGCAGTGCGGTACTAAAAAAACTATTTCAAACGCCATGTAGCCCAAGCGTTGCAGGCTTTGTGCGCTTTTTGGTTTTCATAACTTGCTGACCACGATGGTCAATGGCAATGTGTGTCCCGACGGCATAAAAAAGCCTTTTAAAACAACGAACTAAAAAGGAACTAACATGAGCGCAAGAATTAGCAACAAAACAAAAAGAAACTTTGAAACCTTTATGGCTGCCTACAACAGCCTTGGCAAAGACATCGAAAGAACGGTAAGACGCTGCGGACTTGGCTACGACGAACTAAGCGACCTCGTTAACAAAAGACTTTTAAAAGGCAAATGGGTGAACGTTGACGCAAACACAAACAACGAACTTCACATTTTGGGTATCGCCTAAACAACCAGCGGCGGGGCGAAAGCCCTGCCAAACCAACAAAAAGGAAAGACAATGAAAATCAGAAATCCTGCTTGCTGCACTTGCGGCAACATTTCACTTGAAAAACGCTTAGAAAAATACATTGAATGCCCTTACCACGACGGCGAAATAGAAGGTGAAGTGGTCGATTGGATTGAGGTCGATGACCCACCACACAACGAGATTGAGGCAACAATTAAAACAACCAATCCGCCAATTGGCGGAATTTACGAAAGTAACCACCCAAAATATGCAGGCTTCGTCATCAAAGAAGATGCGGGGTTTTGCTACCTTGGCGGCATGGGTGATTGGATTGTCTATGCCACTCCATTCAACGAGGATGGCGAACCTTATTACATCAACGCCCAGCCCCAGCGTTTTATGATGGGACGCGACATTGGCGACTTTATCCCAGACGAAATCGAAGTGAGCGATGAGTGCTACCAAGCCTTTATGGCAAGCCAATAGCACCACCGATGTAAAAACACAAAAGCCTGACGAACTGTCGGGCTTTTTGTTGCCTATTTTTCGCGTACTTTACTAAACCATGCGATTAGAAAACCCCATACACGACGGGCAATCTAACGCGCATGAAAACACAAAATCAAATCCTCCATTTCTTAGCTGACTTCCAGCTTTCAAAACCTACAACCACAGGTGAGCGCACCTTTAGCGGTGTTGCCTATGCTGGTGGTGTTATTACTGACCATTCATGGTTTAACGCGGTTGCCTTTGATTTATCAACCACCACCGCAGAAGCACCACTCCCATTGCTATTCAATCATCACGGCTCGCCCATTGGCGTAATCGAAACCGTGTCAATCGGCACACAAATCGAAATTGCGGGGCGTTTATTCGCTGACATTGACGACGTTGCCAAAGACATTGCAGCCAAGGCAGACCGTGGCATCAAGTGGCAGCTGTCGGTCGGCATCTTTCCCGCATCAACTGAAAACCTCAACGGAACACAAACCCACAGCATCAATGGGCAATCGTACACAGGCGAACTCGCCCTTTTGAAAAACAATCGCATAAGAGAGGTGTCGTTTGTCACGATGGGTGCTGACGACAAAACCTCTGCCACCGTCTTTAATTCTCAACCCAAACTACCACCAAAGGATTCAAAAATGGCATTAACCCCCGAACAAATTACTGCATTGCAAGACGAAAACAAGGCGTTAAAAAAACAATGCGCTGATATGAAAACCCAGCTCGATGAACTGCAAGCGGAAACAAAAAAAGCCGTGAAATTCGCTCGTGAATCAGAGATTAAATCGTTGTTCACCGCATTAGGTCGTGAATACAGCGAATTGACTGCTGCACCGTATTTAAGTTTTAACGCAGAGCAATTCAAAACCATTTCTGCCGATTTAATCGCGCAAAAAGGTGAACAAAAACCCAACCTGCCCGCGCATTTATTCGGCACACAAGCCGCTGACGGCGCAGAAAAAACCACCGAGCCAGCGATTAACACGTCGGCAATTTACCACCAAATGAACGCAAGAGGTTCTAACTAATGGCTACTAAAACAGAAGGCGTTTATGGCGCGGAGTTCTTGCTTTCGAGCGAGGAAACTTTGTCAGTTGAAAAAGTGACTTTAATCACTGGGCAAAACTTAGTGGTTGGCACCGTGCTTGGCAAAATCACCGCGTCAGGAAAATACACGCTGCACAACAATGCGGCGACCGACGGTAGCGAAATTGCCAGCGCGATTTTGCGAAACAGCACCGACGCGACCACCGCCGACACAGCCTGCACCGTGTTGACGCGCATTGCCGAAGTGGCTGGCGCGAAACTAATCTTTAAAGCAGGTATCACTGCACCAAACAAAACCGCTGCGATTGTCGCTTTGGCAACTCAAAACATCATCGTGAGATAAAAAATGATTATTGACCCATTTAAAGCCGACGGTTTTACGCTTACAAGCCTTACCGCCGCAATTAACAACATCCCTTACACGCCAACAGTTATCGCCGAGAACGGTTTGTTTCAAAGCGCGGGTATTTCAACGCTCGACGTTACCATTGAATCTGATGGCAAAACTATCGGTTTGGTTTCGGTGCAGCCGCGTAACGCGCCGCCACAAGTCGTGCTTGGCGATAAGCGTTTAATCCGTTCTTTCAAAGTACCGCATTTGCCTGAGCGTGCGACGATTATGGCGGATGAGGTTCAGAGCGTCCGTGCCTTTGGTAGCGAAAGCCAAGTGCAGACAATCAACACAATTCGTGATGAACGCCTTGCCAAAATGAAGCGTCAGATCGAATACACCATCGAAGCGCACCGTTTAGCAGCCATCATGGGTAGTTATTACGACGCGGCGGGGAATCAATCATCGTTATTTACTGAATTTGGCGTATCACAAACTACTGTTAGCTTTGCATTAGCTACGTCAACAACAAAAGTTCGCATAAAGGTTCAAGAAGTGATTGATGCCATCGAATTGTCATTAGACGGCTTATCGTTTAGCGGCATTAAGGTTTATTGCGGTGCGACATTTTGGAAGAACTTAATCGAACACGACGCGCTCAAATCTACCGTATTGAATTGGAACGCGGCGGCTGATTTACGCAACGACCCACGCAACCCGATTAGTTTTGGCGGTGTTTCGTTCGAGCGTTATCGAGGTACATCAGCGGTAAAAATTCCTGATAACGAAGCCTACGCTGTGCCACAAGGTGTGACGGATTTATTTATTTCGCGTTTCGCACCAGCTAACTATTGGGAAACCGTGAACACCATCGGCTTACCGTTTTACGCAAAGATTGAACCGCTCGAAATGAACAAAGGCGTGAACATCGAAGCGCAATCAAACACGTTGAACTTATGCACCCGCCCAGCGGCGGTTATCAAATTAACGGAAGCGTAAATGTACTGCACCGAAGCTGATTTAATCGCTCGCGGTTGGGGTGAGGAGGTCGCAGGATTATCCGACAAGACAGGCGAAATGGGTGGTGATGTCAACGAGGCGATTTTAAATCAAGCCATCGCGGATGCCAGTGCCAAAATCGACAGCTATCTTGTCGGCTTGATTGCCATCCCCATTGCAACACCTAGTCCTTATGTTGTTCGGTGCGCGTGCGACATGACGCGGTTTTATTTGTATGACATCGGCGTTATTCCAAATGTGCGGCTGGCTTACGAGGAGGCAATTGCTTTCTTTGAGCAGGTGCATTTGCACAAGTCGTCTTTATTGGCGTTGCTTGGTGTCCCGCCGCTTGATGCACCGCCTGCTGTTGGTTTGCAAGTACCAAAGTTATCAGCCCCAGCGCAGGTATTCACCAACGATTTGTTGGACAGAATGTAATGGACATTAACGATTTCGTTGAACGCTTAAAAGACGAATGTCCGTCATTGAATGACAAGGTTTATGTGGTGTCTGATTTTGACATTGAAATGCCAACATCAATCCAACCGCCTTATGCGTTCGTTATTCAAATGCACGAAGACGGCGGCGAAATCACCAACGGCAAACTGAATCAGCGCGGTTATTCCCAAGAGATGACGGGGCAAATCGGCGTGGTGATTGCGGTCAAAAGCGTCAAAGATTTACGCGGGGCAGAAAATAACAATTTGCTGCAAGAGATTCGCGCCGAAACCCACGAGGCATTGCGCGGTTGGCAAGCCCCAGGCACAACGGCGCGGGTCACATTCATGGCTGGTAAAGCCACCTATTACAAAAACCTCACCACCTATTGGAGTGACGTTTTTCAAACAAAATTCATTTTCAAAAGTAACCAATTTTAAACACCGAGGATTTACCAATGGCAGCACAACAAGAAGCAATTTTATTAAAAGGCGACGTGCTTTTTAACCGTCTTTTAAACGGCGTGTACCAAGGTTTTGTTGATTTAAACGCAGGCGCGTTATCTATCAAAATGAACTCAAAACAACTTGACGCAATTTCAAAAGGTCGTGCCAATTACGGTATGCCACGCGCAACCGCCATCTTGCCAGAACCGTCTGATTTAACGCTTGAATTCAACAAAGCATCGCCGAAAGCATTGGCAATGGGACTTCAAGGTTCAGTTGTGCCATTTACCCAAGCGTCAGGCGCGGCAGTTGATGAAGTGGCAACAGCAGTCAAAGGCGGCTGGATTGATTTAGCGTTCCGCAACTTAGCGGCGACAGGTTTAGCGGTAAAAAACACCGCAGGCGCAGTCACCTACGTCAAAGACACGGATTACACGGTCGATTATGTAGCGGGACAGATTTTTGTATTGCCAACGTCAGCCATTACCGACGCGCAATCGTTGAAAGTGTCTTACACCTACAACGCGGTCACAGCGGAATCAATCAAAGGCGGCACGCAAGCGTCGGTTCGCGGCATCATTCACATGAAAGGTCAAAACGTATTCGCGGATGACGCGCAAGTCGAAATCAAAATCTGGGACGCGGTTTTAACCTCTGAATCGGCGATTGATTGGCTGTCTGAAAAGCCGATTGACATCAAATTAAAAGGTCGCATGGTTATTCCTGAAGGCAGACCTGAACCGTTTGAGATTTTAACCAACTTCGCAAACGCTTAATTATGCAACTGGATAATTTGACGCTTCCAGAGGACTTGATTTGGGTTGATGAGTTTGATTGGACACCGATTGAACAATCACAATCCTATTCGATTACGGGGGCGTTGATTATCCAAAGCGGCACGAAACAAGCGGGGCGACCCATTACGCTGGCAGGTGGTAACGATTACGGCGTAATCAGTCGCGCTACTTTAAAGTCATTGAGTGCAAAGCTCGCCATTAACTCTCCAATGGTTCTAACACTCAATGATGAGCGCGTTTTTTCTGTTCTTTTCAATCACGCAAAAAATCCGATTGAAGCCAAACCGTGGATTGATTATTCAACGCCCGACGATGCGGATTTCTACACCTTAAAAATCAATTTATTGGCGGTTTAATATGGCTGATTTAATCACACGAATCATCATTAACGCCCGCGATAATGCGTCGGCAACATTAGGCTCAATTCAGGAAAATGCGGGCAAGTTAGCGACTGCATTGGCGGCATATTTCACCTTCGACACCTTCAAAGACCTGGTTAACAGCGCGGCAAAGTTTGAAAAAGAACTCGATGCGGTCGCGGCAAAAGGCGGTTACACCTCCGAGGAAATGAAAAAACTGTCCGAGTTTGCTACCACGGTTGGTGTTGAATTTGGGCGTTCAGGAACGGAAGCGGCTCAAGGCTTGACCATTTTGGCGGGGGCGGGTTTGTCTGCGTCCGAGGCAATGAAAGCACTCCCCAGCGTTTTAGCTGTTTCGGCATCGGAATCGGTGTCGATGGAAGTTGCAGCGTCGGGCTTGGTTGCTACCGTTGGCATTATGGGCTTGAAGTTTAGCGACACAGCCCGTGTTGCCGACGTTTTAACCAAAGCCGCCAATCTTTCAGACGCTTCCGTTGTTGGATTGAACGAATCATTCAAAGGCGTGGGTTCGCAAGCGGCTGCGGCTGGTTATTCTGTGGAACAAACCGCTGCAATGCTCGATGTGCTGGCAAAGTACGCACTCAAGGGCGAAGTTGCAGGCACGGGGCTTGGTGCAACATTAACCGCATTAAACGACCCGACATCTAAAGCCCGTGTTGAGCTTTCAAAGTTGGGCATCAATACGTCCGATGTTGGCACAGCAATGGACGGCATGAAAAAGGCGGGCGTAAGTAGTGCGTCCGCCGTTTTGGCGTTTGGCGAAACAGCGAAAGCCACCGTTTTGGCGTTAATGAAAGAAGGCTCGCCAGCGTTAAAAAAGTTTGAAGAAGACCTCGTAAGCGCGGGCGGTGCATCAAAAGAAACCGCTGCAAAAATGACAGCGAATTTCGAGGGTGCAAAAGGACGAATGCTCGCTGTATTCGAGAACCTGAAAACTACCCTCGGCACGCCAATTTTAGAACCGCTAACGAACGGGTTTAATAAGTTTTCAACATTCGTAACTGGACACGTTCCGTTGCTGGTGACAATGTTTGAAACCCTTGCAACCGTGATGGGAATCAAAGCAGTTCAGGCGGTTATTAACATGACTGCCTCGCTTTCGGGTTCTGCGGTTGCGTTTGGTGCTTCCCAACTGGCAGCGGCACGAGCGGCTTTATCAACTGATATTTTTGCTACATCAACAACCCGTGCCGCGACAGCCGTCGGGCTTTTAAGCAGAGCGATTCCTGTATTTTTAGCATTTGAAGTGGGTAAAACAGTCGGTGATTGGCTTACCAAATTCGAGGGCTTTAGGATTGGCACGCTGAACATCACACAGGGCGTTATCGGCATGGGCATTGCCATAAAAAGCGTGTTCAACGGTGATGTTTTAACGGCAGAAGGACGGGCGAAATACGCAGCTGAAATTGCTTTTTTAGCGAAATCCTTTGATGAGCAACGAGCCGCAGCCAGTAATGCCACGATAGAAGAACAAAAAAACAACGCTACCAAGATTGAAGGCATCAAAGGCGTAGAAGCCGAAAAGAACGCCGCCACCGCAAAAGAAGTTGAACGCTTGGCGACGGCACGCCAACAAGCTGAACAATTCTCAGCCATAAAAATCGAAGCACTCAAAAATGAATCCGCCGCGATTGATGCCCGCTACAAATTAGCAAATGAAGCAATTGCTCAAAACCTAAAACTCGACATCGAGGCAAATCACTCGATTGTTCAAAGTGCCGAGCAGCGTGAGAAATCAGAAACCGACCTGATTATTGCCGCCAGCGATAAGGTCATGGGTGTATTAACCGAAGCAGCCAACAACAAAAAGGTTCTAGCAAAAGCGGTTTATGACGATGCAATCGCAAAGTCTGAAGGCGATACACAAAAGCGTGCCGAGTACGAGAAGGACTACGCCAACGCAAAAAAAGAAATCGACATCGATGTTCTAAACACCTATCGCAGTACCGTTGACCAAATGACGGCGGCGGCTCAATCGCACCGCGATAAAGCTATCGGTTACGCCAAGGAAATCCTGGACGCTGAGGACAGAAAAGCAAACGGAATCCTTCAACTCGAACGCATTGGCATGAGCGACAAGGAGTTGTTTGCCAGTAAGAAAAAAGAAATCGAAACGGGAATATCGGACTACAAAAAAGCACTGGCGGAAGGCGACTTTAAAGAAGCGCAAAGAATATCCAAAGAAAACGAAGGACTTATTTTAAGCCTGGCATCCACTGAAAAAACGCAATCAAGCGAAGTTTCAAGCCTAAAAAGAAAATACATTGACGTTATCGGGCAAACCGAAGCGGCAACAAAAGGGCTGCAATCTGCCGAGGAGAGCCAAGCCACCGCCCTCGAAACCAACGCCAAAACCCAAATCGAAAAGATGGCGGGACTGAAAGACGAAATCGACAAAATCGACAGCGCAATCAGCAAAGACCACCTGTTGAAAATGAACGTGGATAGCAGCCAAATAACCACAATCAAAGAAAAAATAGACGAGTTAAAAGTCGATACGGTCAGCAAGCACACGGTTAATCTCGAAGCTAGCGAAGCTAAAATCTTCAAGCAGACAATTACCGCCGATACGTTTAGCAAGCACACGGTTTATAGCGACGTAGCGCAAACGCAAGACCAGTTAAATGAAATTAAAAAAGCAATCGAAACCCACCACAACGTCGTAAGTAACACATCGGCGGTTGCGGGCGAAATTACTGAACTCAAAAAAAACACCGAAAGCAAGCACGAAGTAAAACCTGAAAACAAAGCCGTTTCAGAAGCGATTGCCGAGAATAAAAAAGATACGAGCAGCTTGCACACAATCGGCAGCGACGCATCAAAACCGTTTGATGATATTGCACAAATAAAAACACCAACAGATAGTTTGCACACGCTGAATGCGGATAATTCTGCGCCTTCGGCTGCTATTGCATACAACCAACAGCCTACATCAAGCGTTCACACAATTTACGTTCAAACCATTCAAACCAACCAAAACGGCGGCGAAATTCAACACTTCGCTGACGGCGGAATGCCCGCGTTCACACGCCGCGCTGGTCAGTTAGGTGGTTTTGGTGGTGGTGATACCGTCCCTGCAATGCTTGAACCTGGCGAGTACATTGTCAAAAAAGAGGCGGTGCAAAAATACGGCAGCGGCTTCATGGCGAAACTAAACGCCATGCAAGTGCCGCAAAGCGAACTGCCAAAATATCAAAACGGCGGTTCAGTTGGCAAAGCAATCGGCGTTCAACATTTTGCAACAGGCGGTGAAGCCCAAGCGGGTAGTAGTTTTGGTGTTGGCGTATCGGGCGGTGGCATCAATTTAAAAATCAACGTTGATTCAACCGCCGTTGATAACGCGAGAGCGAAACTTGATGCTTTACCAAAAGACCACCTAACGGATTTGCAGGTAAAAGTTAAGGCTGAATACGAAGGAATTATCAGTCAAAACACGGAGCGAATGCAGTTGGCGGGTGATAAAGTTGGACTCGAAAATCAAGCCTTTGCTGACATTGAATCGAAATTAAAAGGAAACTCGGAAGCGTTAAAAATTGCGCGTGAAAATCACGCTACGCGCTTACAAAAAATCTTAGACGACGACGTAAAAGGTGCGAAAGATACCGCCGACAAAATCGCTAAATCGGTAACAGATACGGCGGCTAAAATCACTGCCGATAGCAATGCGGCGACCGCTAAAAGTAACGCCGATTTAAAGTCGCTCAATGAAAAGCAGGTGTCGCAACTAGACGCTGCCGTAACTCAAAAGCTGCAACTTGACGGCGACAAGATTGGTTTAGAAAATCAAGCGTGGGCTAAAGAGGAAGCTGGCTTATCGGGCAACGCCGCTGCTTTATTAATAGCGCGAACAAACCACAACACACGCTTACAAAACATATACAGCGCGGATATTGCCGACGCGAAATCGAAACTCGATAAACGGGTCGCAGATGCCAAGGCAGCGAGCGACAAGCGAGTCGCCGACGATAAAGCGGCGTTTGATAAATACACCTCTGAGGCAAAAGCATCTAACGAAAAGCAGGTATCGCAATTAGACGCAGCGGTCACTCAAAAGCTCCAGCTTGCGGGAGATAAAATAGCGATTGAAAACTATGCCTGGTCGAAAGAAGAAGCTAGTTTAGCTGGCAACGCAGCCGCGTTGAAAATAGCGCGTGAAAATCATAATTCACGCTTGAAAAATATCGAGGTTGGAGACGCGGCTGACGCGAAATCAAAACTAGATAAGCAGGTTGCTGACGCGAAAGCGGCGAGTGACAAGATTGAGTCAGACACAAAAGCGGCGAATGACAAACAAATCAGCGATGCCAGAGCTGCTAAAGAAACATATAAAAACCAACTCGATGCGGCTACCAACGAAAGACTCCAACTCGCTGGTGATAAAGTCGGATTAGAAAACGCAGCATGGGCAAAAGAAGAACAAGCACTGGCTGGTAACGCCGCCGCGTTAAGAATTGCCCGTGAAAACCACAATACTCGCCTGAAAAATATCGCCGACGCTGATGCCGCTGATGCGAAAGCAAAGCTCAACAAGCAAGCCGCCGACGCGAAAGCGGCACAAGATAAGATTGCGTCAGATAGACAAGCCGCGCAAGACAAGCAAGCCGCCGACGCGAAAGCGGCTGAATCACAACGTGACAGCTTGCAAGATGAGCTTGACCAGATGAACGGCAACGCACTCGACGTTGAAAATCGTCATTTTAAAAAGCAGCAAGCGGGGCTGGGTACAAACTCCGAAGCTCAAGCACTCGCGCAACAAATCCACGCCAAAAAAGTTGCGGCAATTCAAGCAGAAAAAGCCAAAGCAGATAAAGAAAAGTCCAACGCCGCAAGTGGCAGTGAAAACTCAAGCTCAAGCGGAGCGCAATCAACGAATCAAGCATCGCAAGCGCAATCAAGTGGCGGCGAAACCGTTTTAATCAAATTTCAATCCCCAACAGGACGCGAAGCACAAGGCAGTTTTGCCCGTGCCGACGTGGCGAGCGTTGTAGACATTCTAAAAGAAGCCGCTGCACGCGGATTGCCTCCTTCATTAAACTAAAAAATACCATGACCATATTAGCCAGCGACATTAAATTACTTCAATCCGACAACATGAGCGACGTGGCTGATGGCGGTGGTGCCATGACTGCCAACGTGATTTTAGACGGCGTGAGCAATAACATCTTTGACGACATTTCAACGCTCGACCGCGTTTACGGAGCGGTTCACATGAGAAAGTTATTTGCCGCCATTCAAACCATCACCACTGACAAATTCTTTGGTTCGATGGTGATGTTGTCCAAGTTGCCAAAAGATAAAAAAATCGGTGTAAACCTATTCAGCACAGGTGATTGGTTCGATAGACGGGATGCTGCAAAAGGTCGAGTCGAAGCGTATCGCGTGCAGGCTTCTATTTACCAAGGTTTTGTTTGGTCAACGCAGTACGCGGGCAGCCGTCAATTAACGCTATTCCAAAACACGTCGTCCAACATCGTACCTGCTATCGGCGATGTATTTATGATTTCAAACACGCTGAATGTCGGGCAATCGCAGTATGTTCGGGTTGTAAAACTCGGCTCGAATATCGTTCAAACATTTCAAGCTGGCGATACGTCATATCAAAAACGAATTATTACCGTCGAACTCGCCACACCGCTGTTGTTTGATTACGTTGGTGCTGAAATATCAAAAAGCGACAACTTAACGCCGAACGCTCGCCTATTTACGACCGTTGTTGCTAACGCTGCCAAATACTACAGCGCACGACCGTTAAATTCGGCAGCAGCTTTGGGCGATGTCATGGTCAAAGTGGATAGCGTTTATTCGCAAGTCATCCCCAGCTCGCAAGCCGAAGTGGCGTTATTAGATTTGAACGCAGGCGGTTACACCACGCCAATCGTTGAATCGGGCGCACCGCTTTCATTCATAACAAGCACTGAAATTAGCGCAAACAAGTCGCTTCATTTAGGAAATCCATGTAAGCCAGGGTCGCTAACGATTACGGCAGGTTCTTCGGCAATAACAGATGAAGCGGGGCAAATTAAAAGTGGCACAACCGTTATCGGCACGATTGATTACATTGCAGGTGTGGTTAATTTTGCAGTAACCAGTCCAACTTACACGGGTGCAAAAACGGTAGCTTACACGCCAGCCGCCGCACCTGTTCGCATTGCTGATACAGCTTCATTAGCTGTGAACGCTGCAAATCGTGGTTACATTTGGTCGGTAAATATATCGCCACCGCCAACACCAGGAAGTTTAACGGTTAGTTACCGTGCGCTCGGAAAGTGGTATTCGTTGCGCGACAATTCAGCAGGTGGGATTGTTGGATTAGAAGCGGGCATCGGCAGCGGAACGGTGAATTACGAGAGTGGCACAGCCTCAATCACAGCCGCCGTGTTACCCGACGTAGACAGTGAGATTATTTTTTCGTGGGGGCAAAAGTCGAACACGTTTAATCGTCAAAACACCATCGTCGCAAACCCAAAAATAACCCAGCAATTGGCAAATAATGGCATTACTCCAACCACGTTAATCATCACATGGACTGATGGCACGACGGCAAAAACAGCCGTTTCTGCTTTAAATGGTGACATCTCAGGACACGCAACGGGAAAGGTAAAACACAGCACAGGATTGGTCGAATTTTATCCAACGGTGTTACCAAGTAACGGCACTATTTTTACGTTCAATTATTCTTTTGGGCTGCCCATTACGAAGGAATTTACGCATCCTGCAAGAAATACGGCTGGGCTGTTATTTTTAACGCTCCCCGACCAAAACATTCTGCCAGGAACATTGCAGGTTGAGTGGAATACCGTGCAAGACATATCGCTTCTCGATACGTTTCAAGAAACGGTTGTTACAAAACAAACGTGGCGTGACCCAATCATATCGGCAACAGAATCGGGCGGGCATATAAAAACCGACGTGATAGATACCGCGTCTGTTATCAGCTTGGCAAATGGCACATTGTTGTTTAATCCCGATAGAACCACGAAGTTGCCGATACCAAGGCTTTCAAAAACGCTTCTTGGTCAAACGCGGTCAAGTGAGTTCACACCTGGAAGCGGAGTTGGCGGTGTATCAACGAATGTAACCACCACCGTGTCAACGTACCGAAACATATTTACGGGTTTTCAATACCTGGACATCCCGCAAATTTACCCCAATGACGATTCAGGATGGGTGAAAGTGAGTTACAGAGTTGCGGATGCGCCTAATACAGCGACCGAAACACAGGTAATGTCCAGTGTAAAAATCGACCTCACGCCCAGCTTTGCCGAAACGATTGTTTATGGCAGCGTGCGGTTTGATTTAGGCGGCAAGACGTATGTTGACCGAAATGGGCAGCTTTTTTCAGATATTGATGTGGCGACAGGTGCGGGAACTTTCGCGGGAACGCTTGATTATTCAACGGGGACAGCGACGTTAAGTTTCTGGGCGCAAGGTCAATCGCCAACGGTTGCACTAAAATCACTCCTAACCGATATTTCAATTCAGCCCGTTGATATGGTGACGTTTCGCTTGCCGACTTCGCCAATTCGTCAGGGTTCGTTTCAAATTCGTGCCACCGCATTTGAAGGCGGAGCGCATTTAACCGCCACGGCAAACAACGACGGAATTATCAACACCGCATCGATGTTTGGTTATATCAATTACGAAACGGGCGTGGCACAAATTCGATTCGGCGCGTGGATTATTCCAACGGGTCACGAAGCCGAAAGCTGGTATGACCCCATTGCAATTGTTGGTACTGGAGCGGATGCGCGGATTTTCAAACCTGCTCATGTTATGGCTGAAACGATTGTTTATAACGCAGTGTCGTATGTTTATATTCCGCTTTCGAGTGCAATTTTAGGGCTTGACCCAGTACGTTTGCCGCCCGACGGTCGTGTACCTATTTTTTCAACAGGCGATGTGGCGGTTATTTTGAATGACCAAACCACGGTCGGGACATTTTCAAATGGCACAACCACCAATCTTAGTCGAGTGCGATTAGCAAAAGTCGTCATAAAGGATGCGGCTGGCAACATGATTGCGGCGAATAAATACAGCGTGAATTTAGACGCTGGCACGGTGACATGGATAAATCTTTCAGGCGTTTCGCAACCAATTACCGTAATTGACCGAATCGAAGACATGGGCGTGGTCACAGACGTACAAATCACAGGGCAACTCACGCTGTCACAACCTTTGACACACGCCTTTCCAATCCAAAACACGCTCGTTTCAAACGCCGTCATTAACGGTACGCTTTACGCTCGTGTGTCAGTGCCATTTGACCAGCAAACCTGGACGAACGTGTGGAGTGATAGCGTGATTGGTTCAACCGTGGCGGCGCAATACAACAGCACGCAATACCCGATTGTCGTGGATAACAACAGTGCAATTCAAGAACGGTGGGTGCTGATTTTTACCACTACTTCTCTATTTAATGTAATTGGCGAACACGTCGGGCAAATTGTCACGGGCGCAAGCACGAATACCAATACCGCGCCCATCAACCCAAACACCGCGCAGCCTTATTTCACGATTCCAGCAGGTGGCTGGGGTGGCGGTTGGTCAGCAGGTAACGTCGTTCGATTTAATACCTATGCCGCCAACGCGCCTGTTTGGCTAATCCAATCAATCGGTCAAGGTGCAGCCACCGACCCCGATTTTACCTTCTGCATCGAAGCGCGTGGGGACATTGACAATGTCGCTTAATTTTTCAACAGCACTGCGAAACGCCAGAGCCACGGCGATTATTTCTGCCCTTGACGCTGGGGCGACCGCTGCAACCATCAAATTTTATTCGGGAACGAAACCCGCCATAACAGGTGCGGCGATTACCACTCAGGTTTTGCTTGGCACTTGTACGTTATCAAAACCGTGTGCCATTGCGCTCGAAGGTGTGGTGACGTTTCAACCGATTGCGGACGACCCAATCGCCGACAACACAGGCACGATTAGCTGGGCGCGATTGTTAAACGGTGACGGTGTGTTTGTAGCTGATATGAATTGTGGCGTAACGGGTTCAACCGCAATACTAATTTTCAATAATTTGAGTGTTCAGGCAGGCGGTTTAATCAGTATTACCAGCGGTTCATTAACGGAAGGCAACCTGTGAATCTGCATAAATACTGGCGATTAGTTTTCACCGATAACAACGGTGGCGATACGATTAACGTGACAGATATTGTGTTATCAGAACGCCCGCATACGCTTAATTTGATTGCAAACGGCATGGGGTTTATCGGTGCGATGCCAACAAATAGTTATGAAAAAAAATTTGAATTTGCCGTACCGATAACCGTTGGCGCATATTCCTTTACAGCACAAGGCGCGACCGCTCCAAAGGCATGGCGTTTCGAATTTTCAGACAATGGCATTAAGTGGTCAATTGCTCACATTGAGCATTCTCAAACTCGCTGGCAAACAGGTGAAGTCCGAAACTTTATCGCGGATTTACATTCGCTTAATTTGACAATAAAAGGCTCGAATGCCGCGCAATCATTTAATGTTTTCATTCACGATTTGCAGGGCGAACTCATCACTAAAAAATCTGTCCAAAATAGCAACACTGAAATCTTAATGCCAAACCAAAACGCTGTCAGCGTTACCGTTGTACAAGAATGCGGCGAGGCTTGGCAGGCAGGTAAGTATTACAAATCAGGCTCATTGGTCATTCCAACCAACCCACAAAGCACGCCATTTTACTATCGTAATCGTGTCGGCGGAATATCTTCTTTAGTCGAACCAATTTGGTCAACGAATCCCGAAATTTTTACACACGATAGTGGCTGCATTTGGGAAGTTATCGAGCGATTTAATCAGCCCATTACACAATTTCCTTTAATTTCAGTGAGAAAAATATCATGACCGTAAAACTTTTTAGAAGTACCGATTTTGGTGCGCCAGCTTTAACGAATGCGGCTGGAGCATTCATTGCCGTTTTAGATGCGTGCTTACTAAACGGGTACGGCTCACAGACTGTGACGATTACTAGCACTGCGGGATTGGCAACCGTTACAACGCCTGTTGCACACACATTAAAAGATGGCACATTTGTTCGCATTGCTGGTGCAACCCAATCTGATTACAACGGTGACTTCGCTATTACAGTGGTGAATGGAACTACCTTTACTTACCCCGTTTTAAATTCACCAACAAGCCCCGCAACAGGAACAATCACATCCAAGGTTGCCCCTGCTAATTGGACAAAGCCGTTTTCAGGTACAAACCTTGCCGCCTATAAAACAGGTGCTGGCTCAAATGGAATGTTCCTGCGGGTTGATGACACGATGGTTAGCGCAGGGGCTATTGCTAGTGACCCAATTGTCCAGGCGTATGAAAACATGACTGACATAATGACAGGTACGGGATTATTTAGTAGTGGACGCGCACCTCAGAAGGCTGCCAATGCATCTGCAACTTGGTGGTATGTTCTTGCCACTGAAAAAATGCTGTATGTGGCTTCGAGTAATCAGTCCTATCAATGTGTTATGGCTTTCGGTGATTTTGTGACTAAGAGGCTGGGGGATGCGTTTAATACCATCGCGTGTTTTGCATCTGCCCACCACTCCCCAGAGTTCTACGCTTTATCAAATTCAAATGCGAACCTTACATACCACGATGTGGCTCGAAACTACACCCAAATTGGAGGTCAATGTGTTGTAGGATTTAGATCTGAGGGGTGGCAGACTGTATTGGGGATGAATGGATACACCTACCCATGCCCACTAGATGGCTCATTGCATTTATCCGACATCACGATAACCGAAGGCGCGTCAGGGGTGCGAGGAACTATGCCAGGCTTATGGAACATAATGCACCATTATGCTTTCAACACTGGCGATATTATTATCGGAACTGGCGATTTTACTGGTAAGCGATTTCTAGTTATGAATTTACAGCAAGGGCAATGCGCCCTTGAAATATCTGATACCTGGTGATTTCAGTGGCGACAATTACTCCAACCAATGTTGTGAAAGAGGTCTATCGCGGTAAGAAAATGACAATTAACCCTTTTATTGATTTCACTCGTATTCCTATGCCAAAAAGAAGGGGGATTGAAATTATAGAACCCATGCCCTGGTGGCTTGGAAGGCTTGATTTAAACCTGTTTGAAGATCGCCGAGGCGTAATTACGGGTACGGTAAAAGTGCTTGGTGTGTTGCAAGTAAAATCGCGGGTTAATTTGTATTACAGAAAGTCTGGGCAGTTGATTCAATCAACTTTTACCGATGCGGATGGCGTGTTTTTATTCAAATGTGGCTTGAATCGGAATGTCGCTGATTATTACGCGGTCGCAATTACCGAGCAGCCGTTTAACGCACAAATATTTGATAAACTTACGCCTGCCTAATGTTTTACACACTGCCTGGCAAAAAGGTTTTATTTGAATTTTTATCGGGCTACACCGCGCAAAATAGCCCGACAAAATTTCAATTTTACGATATTGAATTCGATTTATACGACGGTGTTAATCCACCCAAATTGCCTGTTTCGTTTAACTTTGGAGCGGGACAGCCGCTCTCCCCTGTTATTGGTGCTTTTAACACCAAACTTGATGATGTAATTGGTACTTTTAGTTGCAAGGTAATCAACCCTGCTATCGCAGTTTTCAACGTCCAACTCGATGACGTAGTTGGTGCTTTTAGTGGCAAGGTAACGGCTAACTTTGGTGTATTTAATGTTGCACTTGATGATTGTGTGGGCTACCTGCATGGCAACTATGATTCAAATGTAAATCGCTCGCTTTTTAGTGGTGTAAATTCAAAACAAGAATCCACAAATTCAGCACGATTAAACACGTCGTTTTTACAATCCAACGCCGTGAAAAATGTCATTTCTGTCACCGCGCAACAGGAATCCACAACGCAATTAAGTGCGAAAACCGCATCGATTGAACAAAATACGTTAAAAGTATCAACTGAAAAATTGTCATGGCAGGATTCGACACTTCAAATCAGTGCGAAAACCAGTTTTAAACATGAGCAAGCTATTCCAAAAAAGATGGTTTTATCGTCAGTCGTTGAAACCGCGTTACCTCTCAATTCAAACACAAACGCCGATTTACATCAGTTGATCCCCATTGGTTCACGTTTTGAATTCGTTGTCGAAGATGTAAATGATGCCACGCACGTTTTTAATTTCACGCTCAACAAGCAAATGCCATCGCAGTATTGGTACACGCCAGCCGCCGTTTTTAGGATTGCCGCACAACCTCTGTCTCGTGTTTTTTCACTGGCTGAATCAATTTATCAAGCCGTGTCACCCATTGCATTTAACTTGGTTTCAAGCGTTTCAAATGCGCCCGCCTTTGACTTGGGATGGATTGACGTTAAGTCAGTGACCACGATTCGCGCCATTTTTGACAGCGTTTCAACTTACACCGCTGCGCCTGATTTCGTTTATCCATTCACGGATGCCAAAAAGCAACTGACTGAATCCGTGCAGCGTGGCGGCTATCGTTTATCGACAACCGCAGCCACTAAAAAAGCCACCCCCTTCGGACGAAAATCGTGTTTCAAATCTGAAAAAACCAAGATTCTTTATAACCAACGACAGGTGTTTGGTGGTGGCACAATTATCGATCTACCACGTCCACCAATTACGCCAAAACCCACCACGATAACTTTTACCATCCCAAGAAAAACGGTTTATACGATGCAACACACTATCACCGCAACTCTGCTCGATTTAACACCGCTAGACGTGTCAGACATTGCGCTCAATTTAGATGCGGACTCATGGGCATGGACGTTCAGTTGCCGATTGCTCAATGCTGGGCAATTACCGCTGGTGGTCAAATCAGACGGCACGGCAGTTCAAATTATCATCACAATCAATGGTTATTCGTTCAACGTGCTGGTAGAAAAAGTAACGCGCAATCGGACGTTCGCTAAAAACTCAATTTCATTATCGGGACGAAGTTTGACAGCCTTACTCACGCAACCGTATGTGCAACCAGCCAGTGCGACACAATCGGATTTAATGAGTGTTCAGCAATTGGTGGATTTAGAGTTGCCGTTTGATTGGGAGATTGGATTTTGGTCAGCAGCAAACTGGAACATTCCCGCTGGTGCATTCAGCTACACCACAAAAACGCCGATTCAAGTGATTGTAGGCATTGCCGCTGATATTGGAGCGGTGGTTGTTCCATCGCGCCACAGCAAAAAAATTGATGTGATGCCGCGTTATCCTGTTCTGCCATGGAATTACGACAGTGAAACGCCCGACTTGGTTATTCCTGACGCGGTAATTGAATCGCTAACGTATCGAAACGTTGTGCCAGCGCAAGGCAACGCGGTATATGTGCATGGCTCAGATATTGGCGGCGTATTAGCACGTTGCCGATTGACGGGAACAGCAGGCGATAAATTATTACAAACCATCACCAATTCGTTAATGACCGATGTTATTGGTTGTCGAGGGTTAGGTGAACGTCTTTTAGCGGCACAATGGGAACAGCCTGCGATTCAATTTTTAACGATTCCATTGAATGCCACAGATATTCCGTTAGCTAAAATCGGTGATTTAGTGCGTATCGACATCGACGAAGGTCATGTTTTTGGTGTGGTGAATTCGCTCGGAATCAGTGCAAATTTAGG